AATGACAGGAGCCGTTAGGCTTCCTGACAGAGTAGCGTTCGGATGTTTCTTGGGTACTTCGGTTGGTCGCATTATGGCGTAGGTTCACCACCGCCACCAAAGTTAGAAATTTCCTCCAACTTGGGTGCGATACTAGAAGGTTTCCAGAAGCCGTGATAGAAAGCTGCTGCTGCCGGTACAATAACGAGTGCTGAGTCTAGCCAACGCCTTCCAGTAAGATCACCCTGGAAATATGCAGTACCTCCTGCCGCAACTAGAGAGACTGCAAAGAAAATAACAGCTTTGAGTTCTTTAGAAAACTTTGCTTGATTAAGCAAAGAGAGAAGAATTGGAATGAAGAATGCGACAATTGCTGACCACTGTACGAGATTGCTCATGTTTTCAACCCTTCTATAGCGTGAAGAACTACATCTAGTTTAGATGCTAACACTTCTAGAGTAGGACGCTCCTGCAACTTGGTTATTTCTACGCGGAGATCACTAATTTGACTTAGTAGATCCCGTCCTTCCTCTTCCTTCTCCTTTCTTAATTCGGTTATTTCGTCTCGGTGTCTATCTGCTCTTGCAACTGCTGCATCACGCTCACCTTTCCATGCATCTGCCGATGCTTCTGAAGCTGCTAATGCTCCACGTAATCTACCGAGTACGAGAAAGCCAGCAGCTAAAGTACAGATAGCAGCAAGATCAATAGCTAGTCTAAGGGTACTAGGCAATCCAGATAGAAACTGCTCTGCAAAAATTGCAAGGGGGATAAACGGTGGAATTATGAATTTAAGTTCAATCATTAGTTATGTAAATACCTAATTATCTGAGAGCGATTCTTAAGTCCGCCACCGAAGCAGGGCATACCGAGGCCCCCTGCTGTGGGATCTTCGATACCGATGGTGAGGAAAAAAGCGCCACGATAGGTCGTATCAACAATCGAACACTGCAAAGACCACACGCCGCCATACTCGCCCCAGGCTTCGATGTTATCCCCATTGATTCTCATTCCGAGTTTCTGCGGGTAGGCATTACCCACGCCGATAAGTTCAGTAAATGCGCCGTTGTCGTAGCGTCTGATGACGAAAGCCTTGGTAATCGCTCCTCCGAAATACACGAGATAACCGTTTCTTTCATCTCCTAATGTTGTGAATAGCGCGACACGCCACGTCTCAAGTGCGGCACCGAGTTGACCACCACTCGTACATGCCCAAACCTCTACAATGGATGGTGTGTAGTAGACCGATCGTGTCCAGTAGGAGTAGTTCGGTCCGTTGTGGATCGAATCTCCCGCCGAGCCACCCGCCTTCGCCATAGGTGGCGACGATGGAGCTAGTTGCGCCCAGTTTCCGTTCTCATAGAGCGGGTTCTCGGAAGGATCGAGAAAATCGCTTAGCTGTGACGTAGCGGGGAAAGGTAGAGCCATTAGTCAATAAATGTAACGAAAATGGATTCATTGAGATTTCGCATGATTACTTCAACCGGCTCTTGAGAGATCCTTGCTTTCCCGTCAGTTGGGGAAACGATTACTTCAACCGGCTCTTGAGAGATCCTTGCTTTCCCGTCAGTTGGGGAAACGATTACTTCAACCGGCTCTTGAGAGATACGATCGTTTGCCATATCAGGCTGTCACCTTGACTCCAAACTCAGCCCCGTTCACGTCGGAGATAGACCAACTACCTCCACCCGGTTTCGTTTCTCGAATGTCGGGATAGTAGAGGTAGGTGGATGAGAGAGTCTTATCGGCACTATCAACCTCGGTTCCCGAGTGGCGAGCGATGCTTGCGATCTTGCGCGTACCCGCGTCGGTCTTGCGAGCAAAGGGAAGGATCTGGACGCCGAATACAGTACCCGTAGTCGGTGTGAGGTTGCCATACGTGTACGTGTCCTTCTGAGCGACCGTAGAAGACTCCACGTAGTCCGTGTCTTCGTTTGGAGTCGCCTCGTCCACGAGCAGGTAGTTGTCCGTTGAGTTACCGTCTGAACCGAGAAGCTGTGACGAGTTGCCATTGCCGTTCGGTAGGAGGGTGTCAACCCGCACGTCTCCCAAGAACGTGTTTGCTGGAGCGGAGCCTGTCCCGTCGCAGATGTAGATGTCATCTAAGTAGATGTTGCCAGCAAAAGATCCTCCACTCCCACCGATGTGAATGGTGTCAGCCGTTGCGTTAGCTGTGAACTGCGTGTCAGTACCTGAGATGCTGACTTCGCTAATACCGTTTAGGATGATCTCTGCGGAGCCGGTTGAGTTATGAATGGTGGCCTTAAACTCGATGTAGTACCAGCGCCCTAAACGTATTTGGGTCGTCCCTGTGGCGATGACGGTGCCGTTGCGTGAAATTGCTAGGAACTTGCTGGAACTCATGCGTCGTATTTCAACCTGAGCGGATGTGCCATCTTGAAATCCAATGATTGCTGAGTCAAAGCCGGAGTTGTTAGCGAAGTAGACCGCAGCACCAACGATCCAGGTAGGCTGTGCGTCGAGCCACTTCTCTATCCAGGAGTTGTCCCATCCGTTGATAAACAGCCCGCTATTGGTTCGCCCGTAAGCAGGATCGAAGGCTGAGCCGTTCGCCGCATTACTTGCGTCCCATTTCTTGAGAATCGGACCCGAATAGGGGCTTCCTCCTAAGTGCTCGAAGCTCTCTATGAATCGCAGAGCCATCTCACTCCTTTCGCAGAGCCATTATAACCTCGCGAGTTTAAGAGCAATTGAAATTTTCTTAGCAGCAGAACAAGAGTTGACATTAAAGGCCAAAACATCACCAGCAATCAATGCTACTGTCCAACCAGTTAGTGCTGTATCTTGAGTTTTAATCCCGCCGGTAATCGTCAACGGATTTCCACCAGTGATTGAATCCCCTACCGTTGGGGGAAAAGCGCCATAGGTGTCTTTCCATATATCAACGACTAGATTACCTGCACTATCAGTGAGTAGAGTTGCGGAGACAATCGTGCAATCATAAGGAATTTCCACCCATCCTTTTATTCCTGTGTCGATTATATAATTATTACCATTTATTCCTATATCTAGGCCACCGAATTTTTGGACTTCAGTAAGAAGCATCCAGTATGTCTGCCAGCCGGGAGTCACCCCAGGTTCGATACCTGTGCTACCTATAATTGCAACATAGCTGGAACCATTATTAGAAACAGCTTGACCTGATGTATAGGTAGTTGTAACAATCCATACTCCTGTCCAAGTAGTTACACCACCTGGATCTCCCTTAGCTCCTTGAATAGTAATTTGTGCGGAGCCTGACGGAAGGAAATATAGGATAATTCCCAATCCAAGAGCATTCGATCCTGCTGCATCAATATCTAGCCAAATATGATCTCCCCAAGAAACTCCCGCATTGGCTTGAATAACAACTGGTTGCGTTCCAGAGTCCTTCGAGTTTAATTCACCAGAGTCAATAGTTATTTTAGAAGACAACATATCAACACTTGCAGTTCTGTTCTGAACTTGGACTTGAAGACTGCCAGAGGATGAAGCAGTAGAGACATAGCCTTCGACCTTTACTAACTCTGCTCCATCAAAATCTTCAGGTATTTCTGTTTTGAAGCTCCCATCTCCAGCACTAGCAGGAACAGTATCTTCGTATACCTTAATATCATAGATACCGAATCCAGTGGCTTTTCGCCACTCACCACGAGCGAACCACATATGTTGATCGTCGGCAGGATCAATTGCATGTTGGCCTTCAACGGGAGTTGGATATGCAATAGGATTGATCCTTGGACTGTATATATTACCTATAGATCGTGCAGAAACAAGTTGTGCTTCTAGATTTGCAACACGTCGGTAAAGTTCGCTGATAGTTTCGGTTTCTTGACTTTCTCTATAGTCTGCCATTATGCATACACCTGTTGTAGAGTAAGATCACAAAGCCAGTTTCCACTACTATCATTGTGGAAATCCTGACCAGTGATCCAAAATAGTGAATCAATACGGTGATAGGGTAACATGCCGCTGTAGTCGATATCAAGTACATCCCCACAATGGTTCTTAAACATGTCAAGAGGATCGACAAAATTCAAAGCCTGTGGTCGAATCGTAATAGACAAGTCTTTATGTGGAAAGAGAAACTGTAGATCATTTGTAGCAGACTTAACTTCGCGTAAAAGTCGTTTAGCACCCTTGCCCGTATGCATGGCATTACCAAGTGTTTCAAGTTTTAGCCAATGTCGAAAAGTGTTGATATTGTCTTGATCCTTTTTAAATGCCCACCATGCGGGAGAACCCGGTCCAAGACCCACAACGTGTGTTGCCAGCGGGCCATTGTTTCGCCAACTCGGAATATCGGCAATGGTCGAGTTGTCGAGAAGGGTATAGATTGGCGTAGTAGGGTTTCGCCGCGTATTATAGAAGTTGATTGTTTTATCCCAATCTACAAAGAAGTCGAAGCCATAGGGATCAAACATCGCAGAGAGACTACGAATGTGATCGATGATATTAGTCGTATCTTGGAATACAATCGGTTCGTGGTTAAGAGGTTTTGCTCCGGCCCAACCAGCACCTATAAACGAGGGAGTGAGTCCAATTGAGGCAGCAGTTCCAGCAACAAGGTCAGTTATTACAGTTTGCAATCCTGTATCTACTGCCCAAAACTTGATGAATGCAGTAGTTGCCGAAAGAGGATCATTAAGAAAAGCAGCATGTCCTAGAGCAAGATCATCTGCATTCACATTGTATGAATTAAAGAAATATGGCTGCTCAAGATAATGTCCCCAATCCTTTCCGCCTACTTGCACTACCCCACTATTGGCAGCCATTTCGATAGGGACATGAATTCCTGCTTGCACCGGAGTCCATGCACCGCCAGCGTAACGAAATTGGAGTTCATAGTCAGTTCGATAGGGAGCAAATGTATCAGCAGCTATTAGATCGCTCTGTGCTATCTGATAGGTTAGTCCACTGACATCTGAGGCTTTAAAGTAGTAAGTGAGTGAATCACCTACTGGTTTGAAAACTTGGATTACGCCACCGCTATGATTTCGGTGGACGACTCTTGCCTCAATAAATGACATTAAATCTTGGCCGACAAGAAGCTTGAGAGTTTAAGCCAATAGCCATCAAAGCTTTCCCATTGAAACATAAAAGGTGTTACAGTTGGATAGAAAGCTTCGAGAGGTACATCCCAATCCACAAGGGCTACTCGTGTAAAATATGTCTCGGAATCTCCATCAAGCTGTATATTAATAGTTCCGTGAATAGTTAGGGGCTGGTCGAAGTTTGGAACAACAATATTGAGCAGAGCTTTACGAGCAGTCCAATAAGCACTAGTAGTGTCAGCAAGAATATGCCCTTCCATATGTACTGGAAGAGTCTCAGGATATTTTTGGTTGAAATGGCGACCTGGCCCATCCATTCTGCGTAGATTGTCACCTACCATTGTCTGATTCCAGTTAAAGACATTTAATGGGTACGTTGCATCATTAACTGTAATGCTGGAGAGCGAATCTGCACTCTTAATAACTACGCTGGTAAGCATTAATGTCTGCCTCGATTGGGTTTATTTGTCCTTCTGAAGTGAGCTTTATTGAGTGCTCTCATAACCGAGTTTACAGTTGCACCATCTGCATGAACGGTAACACTATCCCCACCATAGGTAACGTTGTAGTTCTTATGCCCTGGATTACGACGATCCTGGCGTATCATCTGACCAATTATGTTGCTACGTCGTGAGAATGCCAATCTCTGAGCTTCCAGCTTATTAAGAGTCTTTGACTCCTTGCCCGTAATATACTTTCCTCCGGGGCTACGAGGGTCTACAGCCCACGTCGCCATTGCTCTAAATGCTCCTGCTCTACTTCTCATCTCCCGACGTGCTATAGCATTTTGCTTTGCAAGGCTCTTTCCACCCTTACCACCCTTACCTGGCCCTCCACCTGGCCCACCTGGAATAGTAGGAATCGTGCCGGCTTTAATAGCGGCGTCAGCAAGAGCAGCAGCTTCGACCATTGCTGCTGCGACTTTAGTAGCCATCTCTTTCTGGAGAATGTTACCAAATGTATTAACGAAGAAAGTTTTAAACTTCTTTTGAAGATTAAGTTCATTAGCATTAAGTCCATTGTTCAAGCCCATTATCATCTTATACGCAACATCATTACCGTACTTTTCCCAATCGGCAAGTTGTTGCTTAGTATCTGCTTCTGCGGCTTTTCTAACAGCTTCCTGCATCTTCTTATAGTTAGAGACGTACTTCTTTAGCTGTTTAGGATTAGCACCTAGTAGACCCTCGATCATTGGGATAGCATTAGGTCCAAGCTTCTCTATCGATTGGATCATGTCAAGCGGCACTTTGCGCTTCATTAGTTTGTCTAGCCCACCGCGCCACCGCTTAAAGTAGGTCATTTGCTGGTCTTGGTCTTGCTGTAGAATACTAAATGGTACAGCAATCTGGACACCAAACTGGCGAAGGAGATCATTGATGCCACCAAAGACTCCCCCGAGGATGCCACTCATGGTAGGTCCACCGAAGACATCGCCCATACCTTGTTCGTTGATCTGCTTGAAGCGTTCATAGATTCCTGCGAGATTACCTACACCAGTTTCAATCGTCTTATTCATATCTTCCATAGCAGATTTAACAGCGGCAGTACGAGCTTTAGCAACTTGTGCTGCCTTGGTTGCTGCATCTTCCGCCGCGCCAGTAGCTCCACCCAGTTTCTTAAGCATGTCTTCAGTTAGCAATTTCTTGAAGAGTTGCTTCTGAGCTTTAATAAGATCATTAGATGCTTTCTGACTTTTCGCTTTCCGTTGTTTTGCATATATAGCCAGCCATTTAGCCTCTGCCTTAGCAAAAGCAGAAGTGCCATCTTTGGCGCTTGCAATGAGTGCTTTATTCGCAGATTGCCTAATATTATGGCCCCAAGATTCCAAGCCACTGGAATGAGTCAGCTTTCCAAGATATTCGCCAATTAGTCCAATATCCTTCTTAGCGGTGTTTACAGCATCGTTCCAAAGACTATGCCAGCCCGATCTCCACTCTTCTCGCCAAGCATGGAAGTATGCTCGTACCTCATCCCAATGGGTCATAACGTAGTCAGCCGCGAGTCCAGCCGCAACTGCCAATGCTCCCCAACCTGTAGCAATTAGGGCTGAACGAGTAGCAGCCTTAACTGAGGCCATTGCTGCTGTCCACGATCCTGCAACCATGATAGCCGATCTAAGAGCAGCAACTTGAACTGCGGCAAACGCGATAATGGTCTGTGATTTCCAGACAATAACTGCAACTGTCAGATCCACAACTGCACGTTTCAGGCCAATAAAAGCACTTAGGATCATAAATATCCCCGTAAACGCCAGGGATGCTATAACAAGCTTAAGTGTGAGAAACTTCTTCGCAGTATCGCCAGCTAGAGCTTGCATGAGTTTAAGGTTATTACTAAGGGCTACCATAGATCCAACCATATTTATTACAGTACCACTAAATAAGAGAAAGAGTGCAACTACCGCACCCATGCGAGCAATGTAAGTTTTAGTAGTAGACGAAAGGTTCTCAAACCAAGTGATGAGATTAGAGATATGCTGCCCAAGGGCTAAGAATACAGGCAATACTGCCGTACCAATTACAATAGCAAAAGCTTTCATCTGGTTGATAAGGACTGACCATTGAACGCCGGGTTGCTTAGACATAAAATCAAACGCTCTTGCCATTTCGCCAGTATTCTTATTTACATGCTCTTGGGTATCCGCAAAAAGACCTAGGTGCGTTGCGAGTAGCTCGAAGGCGCGTCTTGCTTGAACAGTCCCTTGAATACCAGCCTTCGTCAGTCCGCTAGCCTGAGATACCTGGATGAAGAATTCGATAGCAGCTTTCTGACCAGTTGCAACTTCAGGATGCACCTTAACGATATCCTTCATAATATCAAGCAAAGGCCGAAGTTGGTGATTAGCATTGAGAACTTCAATCCCCATTGAACGGAAACCCTTCTCAAAGGCGGGAAGTCTCATTAGCTCGAAAAGTCGCCCAAGACCGGCAGAAGCTCTCATAAAGTTCGGCATCAAGAGAGTTAGTGTTGCAAATGGACCACCCATGTTCTTAATAGAGATCCCTGCTGCTCCCGCAATAGGGGCGAGAGTTGATAGGGACTGGGCAAACTCATCTAGATGTATATTCCCGAAACGGACGATGGAGAAGACACTATCCATAGTCTTTCCAACATTCCTCAATTGTGGATCGAAGTTGTTGAGTATCGGAATCATTGCGCCGGTTGCTTCCTGCAAGCTAACCTGTCCAGCAACAGCGGCTCTGTTTGCTACTCTAAGAAGTCCTAGACCACTCGCTACATCAGTCACACCATTATGAACTAGGTTCATAGAGGAGAAGACGGCATACGCAGAATCGGTCATTTCCTGTGAGCTAGCAGGAAATTCTGTCATCAGGCTAAGAATAGCTTTACTTAGTTCATTAGACTTTTTTACCGTATCGCTAATGGGAGCACCAATATCGCGCATCTGAGTAGCTGCAAGTCCAACTTCCTTGGAAAATCCTGCGGCTGCACTTGCAGCTACACCAAATCCAGCAGTAGCAAGCAACCCGGCGAACTGTATAGTTCGTCCTATATGGGCGACAGTTCTACCTGCAATCTCGGATTCTTGAAGAGCTACAATCTTTGTTTGCATAGCTAATGCGGCGGCTTCTTCTGCCTGAGCTAATGCGAGATCATGCCCTATGAGCCGCTGTGTGGTTACTCCAAGCTCCTCAAATAAAATTGTTTGCCTACCGATTTGCCTATTTGTTTGGGCTATAGCACCTGTTAACGCCTTCTGATCTAGGGCTAGAGCCTTTCCCATAGGGGTAGCCAGCATCTTTTTCGGGGTCTGCCCTTTAGCTATAATTCTTGCTGCGTGCTGTGGAGAGTAGGTCTTATTGATCTCTTTTCTATATCTCTCAGCTAGTCGGATTTTTTGTGCTTCTTGAGCTATAAGCCTATTATTTAGACTAGAGAGTTTATCGCCCGCACGAACTTGTGCGGCTCCCGATTGAGTAGCGCGTTGGGCAATCTGCATTGAGCTTGCATTAGCAACTTTTGTAGCAGCAGAAAGACTAGCGATATCTCGCCTAAGCCGTTGGATATTTCCAGTCCCATAGGACTGAATAGAAAGAAACAGTCTTAGATCACGACCGCCGAACGCCATGCTCTTCGTCCATCCTCCTAGCTAGTCTCTCTTCAGCAGCAGCTTTGTTATCACGAGGTACAGTTTCCTGCTCTGATGATGCACGTAGAACTGCCTCTATACGAGTAATGTATCCGGCAGGCTGATCGAATAGACCACCCGCTAGCGGAAGTACATGAAGTGCCTCCGCTATGCGAGTAATCCGAATCCAGCGAACCGCTTCTGCAACTAGTTCGGTGCCGAATCGTTGTTCGGCATAGGGGATTCGGTCTGCAAGAATGAGTCTGACGACAACGTAAAATCCTCACTCCCTTCGGCTTCCTGATTCAATTCATCAATGTATGATTCGATCTCTGCCCCTACTTTGGGGTCAAGATGCTTGAATACAAGATCGGGCTTGGAAAAATCAAGCGGTACATCATTAGAGTCCGTTAGATTATGGTCAGAGATACAGCGGGGAAAAGTATAGGCATTAGACCACTTATTAAGTATCTTGACAGCCATCTGTGCCCCACCGTCTGTTCTAACACCCTGATTCATAAGGATCTGAGAAGCACCATCTCTGCGCTCAAGCATCTCGTCATATGAAAGCTGACGCAGCACAACGAAACCGTCAGGCGGACAACTCTTGAGTTCCCGCCTGACGGTTTCTGCCATTCTTGTTGCAACTGGCATTGTTCTCTCCTGTCTTAGTTGTTACGTGATTGATACTGGTGACTTGACCTTGATCCGATAAGAAGTACCGGCTGCAATGCCAATGCCTCGCATAGTCACCCCGGCCATGATAATATCACCAAGTCCCGAAAGACCTAGATCATATGTCTCATAGACTCCACGGTTGACATCAATCTGAATGCCTGAAGTACAGGCAGCAAAGGTTGCACCACCTGTTAGACCTTCGTATCTAATTGCCTTCTGAGTTGTCGCCACGAAGATGTTATACTCAGTTTTGTCAATGAAGTCTAGCTCTGTCGTAAGACTGATCTCAGTTTCGTGGAAAGCAATGTAGCTTGCACTTCGCGTAGCCACGATACGGTTCTCAGCAGTAGGATTGAAGTTCGCTTCAAACTCGTAGCCATTGAAGTCAGAAACTACTGCTGCTGCGAATGCAGGAGCCGCGCTTGAAGCGTCAAGGCGAATGTAGTGTGCATCTGCACCAAGTAGAAGTGGTGCAGCCCACGTTTCCGTCGGGTTAGAAGGAGTGCTTTCTGCTTCTCCCATCATGGTCATCGTACATTTGAGGACACCACCATCCACCATGAAGTGAAATGACCCAACAGTACATCCTGCATAACCAAAGACCACTTCGTTTCGGACAATCGTAATAGACATGGTACGCTGCACCATTCCTGAAGCTGCTGTAGAAGTAGCCCCTGCGGTAGATGGTGTAAAGGTATAAACACCCGCAGCCGATGCAGGAGTATGTCTCGTGCAGAACAGGAAGTAAGGAAGGAAGTTAATATCAACTTCCATTTCTATATCGCCTTCGATGTGGTAGTAGCCTTGCTTAACGTCTGAAACTTCTGTAGTCTGCCGAATCTGAGGCGAGAAGTAGCGATCTTCAACATATTTGAAGCTCTCACTCAGAATTGGAACAAAGACGGTAGGAGCTACATAGGTTCCCTTTACAGCCTCAAGAGCAATACCTAGAGAACCACCACCTGACAAACCCGCTGGCATTATTAATCATCACCACCCTTCGCCCCTGAAACTTTGATGTTAGGATTATCTCTGAACGCATCTTCTAGATTACGCCCAAACCGTTCTATATCTTCAGCAGAGAAGTCAACAGCCTTTCCATTAACTAGTACACCAAGATTGTTGACATAAAGCTCTTTGCCTTTTTCCAACGATGGATCGTTGAGTTCAACCTTCATCTTCCTCCCTTCTATGAGTCGCCATAGTTAACTTGAGACTGTCCCATCCAACCTAGTCGAGTAGTAATTACTCCCGCTCCTGTACCTGTATTAGTAATTCCTGGCTGTTCCAGAACTACTCTTCCTGAACCACTAATCAATTTGCTCTCGCTTGTATCAGTTTCTCGCAAGGCGCGGTTATTAGGCAGGTGCAAAAACTTCACCACAGCAGTAGCGAGTTTCATATCTTCGATAGTCCGTGTAGCATGATCGGATTCAAGACTAGCATGGTAAATCCAAAAGGATGCTTCAAATGTAAGGAGAAATCTCTGCGTGCCGTGATCTTGGCGCGAGACTCCTCCCATAGAAACTTGTAGAGCAGGATATTCGGGAATGAGATTTTCCTCTTGTGTTGCCACGTAAGCAAAGCCAAGAATACCTTTCTGCGCATTGAATAACTCTCGAAAAACTTCAAGCAATTCTTCTGGACGCGAATACATTCCCATTTCATTTTATCTTAGTAAATCTTCCGAGAGATCCTCTACCTATGTTAGTAGTTATTCCTGCCTTCGAACCCCCAAACTTCAGCATACTAGTAAATTTACCACTTTCCTGTGCCCTAAATACATCTCCACCAAAAGCAATGTCCATACCTCTACCCATCCACTCATAGCCAACTGCTTGGACACTATTCGCTTCTTCTTCAGAAACACCTATAAATTGACGACGAGGAATGCGGGCTGAATAGCCAAAATCATGTATTGCCCAATACTCTGGAAGCTTCGTCGTATCAAAAAATACACCCACAGGGGTTGCTTCCCAAGGAGCATCAGAAACCGCTTTATCACGCATATCTCCAGACAACTGTAGAATTCCTATCTGAGTCTCAGCAGGTCTAACAAGAGGCTTCCAGGGTTTACCTGACGGATCAGTTTCAGTATCGAAACGTTCGGCCATATCATGCTGAAGCATGGGTTTAATTGTTTCAGCAAGTAGTTGGGTATCCTCTAGATATTCAGCAAAAGCCGCAAGACGATAGGTGAGTTCTTCTGGAGATACAGCACCCCAGTCAAATTCAATCCCTACACCTGGAACTACAGGGACTTTGCCAATTGATACCGGCGACATTCTTTGGTTAACCTCTCACGTTGCTTTGGTTTCAAATTGAACTTGAGTGTTGCTAGGTCTGCGCTTGTCTCTGGATTGTATTTATCAATCTTCATCTTGCGGAAGGCATAGGATCTTGCCTTCTGATATTTCATGCTACCAGCGCATGTCCATACTAAATTTCGCTATATTATCTTCTGTAGGAAAGAAGAACGAGTTATCGAACTGTGTACCTGCTTCTTCAGCCAATCCAAGGTCTACCTCACCACTACGTACTGCCTCAAGCATTGCCATTGCTTCGTTGTAGAGTCGCTGTGGATACGTTTTATCCCAATCAGGGATATCCACAGAGTATCTCTTTGCATAGTAGAAGGCTGCGACGAGCCTGCCAGCACACGCTCTAATATAAGTAGGTGTATTGGCAGGCGTCGTCCATGCAGCCAAAGTAGCGGCAGAGAAGACACTACTTAGATACCCTTTGACAAGTCTTTCAACGTCAACTTGAAAAAGAGTGATTTCAGCATTCCCATCTGTAACCTGGAGCTTATCGCCAGGTAGATGGGTTCTAACATCATCTAGACTAGCTAGGCTCACTCGCCATCACTTCCGCTAGACCTTGCTGCCCATCTTGATCCTCTTCTTCGATAGCCGACATCTTTTGTATCTCTTTCAATTCTTCCCGCGCCCAGTCAAGGGGTGAGCCTTGATAATCTTCAGGTGCAGGAAACTTCTTGGATCGAATTGATCCAGATGTTATCATTTCTTTGAAATCGGCATCGGAGACACCAAGGCCAGATTTAGTGACCTTGGTGCCTCTCGAAACCTTGCCCTTATCTGAAAGAATATCAGTCCAGGCGTAGTAATCAGGCATTCTACTCTCCTATTTAGAATGCAGATGGACCAAATGCTGTTTTGATGATGTAACCTGCGATGTTGGAAACCACCTTTAGGTCATACTTCATCGAAGCACGAACAACATCGGTCTTGCGATTCTCTTCACGCCAACGATCAACCGGCCTAAGACCACCACTCGGATAAGACTGTGCAAACGTCTTACCAAAGGTCTGAGTGTAAAGACCAGGCTGGGGATCTACAATCCCAAGCCATACGTCCTTGCCCCAAAAGTCAGTAATAGACTCAGCAGCATCGACGTTATCAGCAGCATTGTAGAGTGAATCAACTAGAACGATCTTGCCTTCAAATCCAGTGAGCTTCCTAAATGCCTCTGGATCAGTCAGCGAGAAGTTCTTGAACCGAGAAACAATACGAGGATGATTCTCGATAAATGAAGCACCCATCGTGGGAAGTGCAAGCACGTTTGGATACCGGCGAGTCTTCGTCCAAATCGTTCTCATACCCGTAAGGATCTGCCCAACGGGATCAGAAACAATAGAGTACTCATCGAGTGGTGTAACAAACGTGTAGTCATTCCACTGTTGTGAACCTGCAAGCGTAATGCTATTACCACCAGCGTACTGTGCAGTATCACGGATAAGAGTCGAAACCTTCAACTCATGCTTTAGAAGGATTGCTCTCGTAACGAGTTTTGCAGCATCGGCATGTGGATCAATCTGCAACGCACCACCGAAGGCTGCATTAGCAAGTCCACCCTGCGAATTGAGTTCCTGCATTTCCTCGTCGTACACGTCGGATGCAAGCGAGTGCTCTTGAGTTGAGAAGGTATCCTCACTCCACTTCCGACCACGAACAGTCTTGGCCTGTGTACCAGGCTCACGCCTATCTTCAAACATCAGCCAATCTGACCTATCAAACACACGATAGCGACCGGACTGAGTGTTAACCGGCGTAATTGGCATCAACTGCTCGCCGTACAGTGATTGATCCTTGAATCCCTTTGAAAGATTAGTGAGGATAGGATCAACGTAAAGCTGACCAGGATCGTACATTAGTCACTCACCACCTTTCTAGACTAGGATATTGCCGGGAAGACCGAGGAGAACACTAATTCGTTCTCCGGCTCCGGCAGACGCATTACCTACGCACAAACCAATCACTCTCTCAGTAGATGCCGCTGCTTTGGCTCTACCATCAGAAGCCATACCGATGATGTCGCCTACAGCAACGGCTGCCGAGCATTCCATTTCTACAATGCCTGCCATGTGGACGGTGACGCCCTTGCCGAGAAGAATCTCAGCAGCAGACACGCTAAACTCCGCAACGCCCATTGCTTTATCCGTTGCGGCTGTAATTGGAATTACTGTCTCCGCTAGCGAAGCATGAGCCTTTACTGCACGAGCCTTCGTAAGTGCGGCTGTAGCATTAAAGCCCCTCGCTAGCACAAAGTTACTGTCAGCCATCTACCCTCCTCTCTATTTCTGTGGGATAGCATTCTTGTAAGCCATGAACAGATCAGGCTCTCTAGATCGAGCCATATTCATAGCGGATTCATATTCAAGCTCGTCAGACTTCATAATTTCGAGAACGAGATCACTGAAAGCCTTTGTGGGGTTTTCATCGCGCTCAGTCTCAAGAATACGAGACGAACCCTTCTCCGCATAGTCAACGATGCCCTTATCTCCAATGCGGTCTAGCAAGTCCTTAAGATCGCCATGACTAGCAGTACGATCTGAGAACTTCTTGTGAATCTCTGCGATACCATCTTTCACCAACTGAGAGAAACCAAAGTTGGACTTAACTTCCTTCTCGCCATCCTTCATAGAAAAGCGAGAGTAGTTCTCAGAGAATGTAAGAGCATCACGCTCAATCTGCGAAACCTTAAGCCTCTCATGCTCCGCATATTCGGCGGGATAATCCTCGCGGAAACTCTTAGTTCTCTCTCCCTCTGCCTTTGCCTTGCGAAGTGGCTCGATTACATCATTAAGCTTGGTGGCTTCTGCAATAATTGCATCTTCGTCCATCTCGTCCTCAAGCTTGATGCCTAGAGCCTCGGCAAACTTCCGAGTGAGTTCATCCACTGTACTACCTCCTTCCTCTTCTTCGATGATTACTTCATTCTCCACAAACAACTCAGAAAAGTTGAGTGGAGCCATTCCCTTGAAGAATGGTCGATTAGTAAGCGCACCACCAGTAGGAACGTTCTCATATGTCTCTTCTGTTTCTGCGTTCATAACCTCTGGTGCATATTCAGGAGAAAAATACTTCCACTTGCGTTCCTTGATCTCTCTAAGAGCATCATCAGTAAACGCAACCTTGTAGTAAACTCCGTCATCTCTAGGATCAATGTCAAGAATATCCGCAGCGGATTGAGCGCCTTTAGCTCTATCAAGGCCATGCTCGAAATCGAGCATCAACTGCTGACCATAAGCACCTGCATCGAAATTAAGCTTAAGCTGCTGGCCGAACTGAGGAGTAATCTCAACTTTACCATACTCAGGGTGCTGCCACGTACTGTAGCGCCATGCTTGAATCCACTTGACGTTCTCGTTCTCCGAATCTTCTACCATACCCTCGGAGAATTTCACAGCAGAATGCATTCGTGGCTCGTTTGCATAAAGCGCACGCATATGCTTTACAGCATCTTCGTGGGTAGCGTGGCAACCTCCCTTGATAGGAGATGATGCGCCTTTTTTATAGACGCAATGCTTGTCGTCCTCCATTTTGATATCCCAAGGCATTAATACCCCCTCGGTCGCTTTTTCTTCTTATCTGCCATGTTATTCCGCTCCTTGTAGAGCTATTACTTGCTTTGCATGAACTTCGGCCAAGGTTTCGTTTAGATTCGCTGCAATTGGCGGTGTAGCTCTACGCCAACCATTCTTGATTGACAAGTCTTTAGCAGGATCATCATACACAGGCGAAGGACCACTCCCAGGTCTTGATCTTTGCCATGCAATGTTCTCTATATTAGCCAACCGACTCTGCTCCTGCATCAGTCTTTGTGTTGCCTGTGCCACTCTTGCGATTAGCAGGCTGAACTGCACCCTTACCATTTGGATTCGCAACGGGCACTACAGGTCTTGAGCCAATTAGGAAGGGCATATCAAGATTCTCTCGATACCAATTCTCTGAATCGTCATCCATCGTAAGCGCACCGGCAGTAATGAGATTGGCGTGCGCTGAAGCCCACATCTGAAGGTCTTTCGTCTCGCCAACGTTGCGAACTTTGACCTGTGGAAATTCTGTTGTATCAAAATTGTAGCCGACTAGCTTTGGAACGCAGTAAAGGTTGAGAACTGCACAGATATAGTCAGCAAAGTAGCGAAC